GTTGGGAGGATCGCTCCCTCGTTGGTCTCTTGTCAGTCCATATCGGCTCCCCCCCGCGGGGGCGGGTGGACGGCTGGCGGCGCACGTAGTCGTCAGGGTTGTAGGCTCTAGCGGCCTGCCGGGGCTTACGGATCGACGCGACCCAGGAGTCCACCAGCCAGATGCCGGTACGACCCTCCTGCATCTCGTCGAAGTCGTCCTGGACCTGAACAGTGACCCCCTGGCGGGTGACCGACTGGAGGCGCGCCGGCAGTGCGCAGTCACGATCCATGCAGGCCGCCTTGGCCAGCTCCAGTGCGAGCACGCCGGCGGCGACCTGACCGCCCTCGGGGACTGGCACCCCCTGCGAGTAGCGGATCTCCCAGGTGCCCTCCTCAGTCGTCGGCCGGGACAGGTCTTGTACCGAGGGGAATACAAGCGGAACGTCGGGGCCTAGCGGTGAGGTACGTCCCGTGAGCTGGAGCACAGAGTGGTTGATGAGCCGGTACGAGCCCAGCGGGAGCACCCTGCCGTTGATAGTGACCTGATGCACACGATGCACGTTACCGGGCAATCGGATGGCCGGAGTCCCGGAGGTGTGGGTGCAGTAGGGGCCGCACAGGCCGCACACGACGTCGTGCAGGACGCCTCCCAGGCGGAACGGCAGGAAGCTCCTCAGGTAGTCCTGGGACTGGTAGGTGGGCGGCGGCACGCAGTCGGCAGGCTCGGGCCGGATCACGACGATGTCGGTGCCGAACCGGCGCCCGGTCCACTCCCATAGGAGCTGGGTTGCCATGGCCTCGAAGGTGTGCTGCTGCTCGGGGCGGCCTGCCTCGTCCAGGTACTCCTTCAGGTCCTCGCACGCGCTGTAGGAGACCGGCCAGTCCCCGGGCCCGTAGCCTCTCTCGATGTCCTGCATGCTCTCTCCTACAACGCGTGCGTGGTGCGGGGTGGCTACGCCGCCAGGTATGTCTCCATAGGCGGTGCCCGCACGGATGAGTATACCTATAGGCGGCGCCTAAGGGCCGTAGAGAGGGTTTGGATGGGCGCCGGTACGGTGACAGCCCCGCAGGCGTTTGTGCGCTCTACGGGGCTGTCAGTGCCTCTGAGACGGGGTTTCTCAGGGGACGGTGACGGGCTGGTCGCTGTCCGGCGGGGGAGCGAGAGCCGTGTCGATCATGAGGAGGTGGTCGAGCGGGTCGAGAGGCGTGGGGAGCTTCGCGTTCTCGAAGCCGCCTCCGCCCTGCTTGGCCTTCTTGACCACGTCGTAGGGGCCGGTGCCCCAGGCGTTACCGGACTTGGTGACGGCGCCGGTCATGGAGAACGAGATGGCGTCCTCGCCAGTGACCTCGATGTCGCCGATCGTGCCGGCGGTGATGAAGGGCAGCAGCAGGTAGCCGCTGGCGTCCTCAGCACCCTCGGCACATGCCTGGCCGGACAGTCCGGTCCACAGCTCGAGCGCGAACTTCTTCTCGATCTTTCCGTAGGCAACCTTGAAGCCGGCGGTGTCGCCGGCGTGGTCCAGGTACTTCGTGGCGTTGGTCACGATGTCCAGGACGGAGGGGTTCACGCCGCAGAACTCGAGCTCGACCGTGAAGTACTTGAAGGTGTTGGACTGCTTCTCGTTGACGCACAGGGAGCCGTCGGCCTTGCGGACCGTGATCTCCGTGCCGTCCTCGACCTCGGCGGCGAGCTTGATCGACACGAAGCCGGAGGTAGCCACCGGCTTGTGCTGCGACTTGTCGAACTTGCCGCAGGTGTCCAGCGGGGTGACGCGGATGCGCTTCCCCAGCACTGGTGTGTATGAGTGCGTCTTAGCCATGGCTCAGCGCATCCTTCCCGTTGGTGTTGGAGTTGGTGAGTAGGTCATCTGGGCTCAGAACTGGCGGGCCACGTACTTGCCGGTGCCGGGGTCCGTGGACACCTTCACGAAGTAGGCGTCGTCGGGGTTGAACGCGATGACGTACTGCCTCTCGGCGACGGCCGTCAGGTCGTTCGTCCCCTTGTCGAAGCCGCCCGCACCGTTGGTCGAGGTGAAGACGTCCCCGCGGTAGATCAGGATCGGCCCGGTGGACGCGATGATCGGGGGAGTGTCGTCGTACCCGTCGCCGAAGACCACTGGGGTCCCCATACGGGTGTAGGACTCCCCGGTCCGCGGGTCCGTGTCGATGTACAGGCGCCCGGCCAGCATCGACCCGAGGCGCTGCGAGAGGTGGAACGTCGGGGCCACGCCCGGAGTGTGGGCATACTTCTCGGCAGCGTTCCAGGCGCCCTCGGCCGGCTGAGCGCCCGCGTCGTTGGCCCACTCCTGGGCGCGTTTGAGAGCGGGGCCTGCGCCGCCTACGCCGTTCCACAGCGCCTTCTCGACCGCGTACTCCTCGTACTGGGCGAGGCGCTGGGCCGCGATGGCGACGGCCTCCTCGGGGGAGTGGTCGAGGGGCGTGGTGCGGAACGTGGCGTAGACGGTGATCGGCTCCATGGACTCGACGGTCACGCCCTTGGGCTTGTCCAGGACCTTGGGCAGGCCCTTGACGGTGCCTGGCTTCTGGTACTGGCCGACGGTGCCGACGGCGGTGCGCGCGACGTCCTCCCAGGTGACGCCGTTCTCCCAGCGGATCGAGGAGTCCTCGATGGGGGCGAACCGGGAGAAGAGGCCGCCCTTCAGGCGCTGAGTGACCGGGGCCTCGATGCGCTGCTTCGGTGCGATGATGGGCATCTGTCCTCCTTGCTGGACGGTGACTGGCTAGGGACGATCACGGGGAGGGCGGGGGCTGTCCGCCGCCCTCCCCGGAGTCATCACTTGGCCGGGTCAGCCGTGCCGTTGGCGAGGAGCTTGATGCCGGTGCCGGTGCCGCCGTTAGGGTTGATCGGCACCGTCACGACGCGGGCGTCGTGACCGCGCTTGGCGACCAGGTAGCCCTCCTCGGTGAACAGGGCGGTGTAGTCGTTCTGGCCGAGCAGGGTCGAGTCGTAGACGGTGTCCAGGGTGATGACGTCCTGGCCGCCCTTGACGAAGGTGCCTGCGCTGTAGAGCAGGAACTTCAGGCTGGCGCCCCAGACCTTGAAGTCGCCGGCGGCGCCGGTCAGGGCCTGCCAGTCGTAGACGAACTGCGGGTTCACGCCGCGGGCCTTGAACCAGGCGTCGATGCGGGCGTCGTTGACGTCGGTGAGGTCGACGCCCTGACGGCGGGACAGGTCGGTGCGGATGGCGCCGTGGACCCAGTAGGGGAAGACCGCCTCCAGCGTGGTGGAGCGGGAGAGGCGCTGAGCGTAGCGGTAGTGCTCGACCTGGAGCTCGATGGCGGTCAGGATCGGGGCGGCGGCGCCGATCTGGCCGGCGTCCATAGAGACGGCGGTGGACTGACGCTCCATGGAGGCGATGATCCGTTCGCTCATCTTGTGCTCGTGAGCAACGAGGGCGCCGCGGATGGTGCGGGCGACCAGCTCGGGGTAGCCGCGCTGCTGGAGCAGGTTGGCCTGGATGTGGAGGCCGGCTGCGGAGAGGCGGACGTCCTCGAAGTCGGTGCAGGGCACGCTGTAGACGGGCTTGGGGCCGACCTTGTTGGTCGGGTCGGCGGCGGAGGTGGGGGCGTACTTGCCGGCCTTCGCCTCCTCCTCGGTGAAGTTGAAGGAGGGAGCCGCGTAGAGGTCGGCGAACTTGGGGCCCTTGGTGAACTTGATGCCGCCGCGGGTGACGTTGATCTCAGGCAGGGAGATCAGGCCGTCGCGGGACTCGTCCTCGATCAGGTCGTAGACGGTCTCGGAGGGAGCGCACCAGCCGCCGGCCGCGACGAGGGAGCCGCCGGGCAGGTTCTTCTCGTTGACGGCGAAGGCCATGGCGGCGTCAGCCGACTCGGGGGAGGAGACGGTGGCGCGCTCGTCGAAGGTCTTGCGGACGGCGGCGAGGCTGTGGCGCTCGCTCATGGCGCGGCCGGCGCGGGCTGCGGCGGCGTAGGCGCCGGAGTTGAATCCCTGGAGGCGGCGGTCTAGGGCGACGGCCAGGTCCTCGAAGGAAGCGTCGGAGTCGGCGGCGAAGCCGGGAACGTCGGCCACGGTCAGGCGGGCCTTAGCGGTGTCCTCCACAGAGGTCTCCTCAGTGATCGCAGGTGCGGGGGTGTGAACGTGCCGACGGATGCCGGACAGCTTGATAGGGCCGCGGGGAGCGGCGGCGGTGACGGCCTCGGGCTCGGCGTCGATCTCGGCAGCGGGCTCGACGTCGGCCGCGGCGGCCTTGGCCTTCTTCTCGGCGGCCTGACGCTCGGCCTCGTCCTCAGCGGCGTCCGCCTTCTTCTCGGCCGGGGTGTCGTCCGCGTCATCGGCCGGGGTGTCGTCATCGTCCCCGTCATCGGCGGGAGCGGGCTTGGAGTCGTCGGCCGGCTTGTCGGCACCGACCTTGGCGGCCATCTCGGCGGCCTTGGCGGCGCGCTCGGCGGCGGCCTGCTCGCGGGCGCTGATCTCAGCGGACAGGACCTCGATGCCGTCGGTCAGGGTGCCGAGGGTGGCGAGGTCCTCGTCGGTGAACTCGCCGTTCGCGTAAAGGGTCTGGAAGGCGTCAACGGCCTTGGAGCGCAGGTCGCCGAGGTCGGCGGCGCTCAGGTCGGACAGGTTCTCGGGGATCTCCAGGTCGAAGGTCTCGACCGGAGCGTCGTCGGCCTGGTCGGCGAAGACGGCGATATCGAAGTGCTTTCGCATGTTGAGGGGTCCTCCGTGTCTCGTTGCTGGGCAGGGTTCCCGTCCCCAGCGGGTACACGAGGCCCTGCTGCCATGCCGTTGGCTTAAAGGATACACCTATGAGTGAGACAGCCCCCCATAGGTAGACAAAACCCCGCACCGCCATGAGCAAACGGTGCGGGGTCCTGCCTGATCCACCCAGCGTCAGGAGTCCATGAGACCTCTAACGGGGACCATCATAACCGATGACGATGAGTGGCGCGAGGGCTAGAAGCGAGTGATCGGTGACGAGTCCTTGGAGCCCTCGCCGGGCAGGGTGCCGTCGGCCAGCGGCCGGGGCTCGGTGCCTACCGGGGGAGTTGTAGTACGGCCACATCCGCATCCCATGATTTCTGTTCCTTTCCTCAGATGGATCCGAGACGGCGCGCCATGGACGCCGCCTTTGCCAGTGTACCGGCGCGCTCTACCCGGGCACGCATCTTGTCGGCGGCCGTCGCGCGCTGGAGGTCGCGGCGGCGCTCGGACTCGGCCAGCTTCTTCAGGTACGAGATGTCCCCGAGAGTGAGGCCGTCGCCGGCGGCCCGGCTCGAGGGGTGCGAGGCGCGTGCGGCGGAGTCGTCGTGAGCCACGACGCCGGACGCCTGGAGGGAGCGGACCTCGCCGGAGGCTAGGAGACCTTGCGGACGGGGCACCGGGAAGCCGGGGACGTTGACGGCGAGCGCGCCGACCAGCTCCAGCGAGCCTCGGATCGTGCGCCAGTCGCCGGAGATCGGGGCGGAGCGGGCCACTCGGACCTGCTCGGCAGTGATTCCGGGGCGAAGGGAGCCCGCCACCCAGATGCCGTAGGCGTCCTCGCCGGCCGCGACGTCGGCGAAGACCGTGCCGGTGTTGTCGTAGTGCTCGGCGGCGGCGTTGGCGGAGTCCCTAGGGCCGGCGTGCCCCGTCCCCATTGTGAGATGCCCCACAGCCACAGAGGTCCCCTCGGCCGTACGCAGGGCGCCGGTGCGGAAGTAGGCGTAGTTCGAGGGGCTGGTGGGCGGCTCCACGCACTTCCCGACCTGCCCGATGTGGCAGGTGCCCCAGGCAGCGATGTGGCCGTAGACGCGGCCGTCGTCCTCGACCACGAGGGCGGTCGGGCCGGTCAGCTGCGGGTCCTTGAACCACGCCTCCGGCGGGGCGGTGGGAATAGCCGCAGCTGTCAGGGAGTCACGGCTCAGCGGGTCGGCGTCTGCTGAGCGAGCCATTTTCTCCTCAGAATCGACATTTTCGTCGCGCTCAGGGGTCTCGGAGGTGCTGGGAGCCTGCCCGGCGGCGTAGACGCGGGCCGTGGCGAAGGCGGGGACGGCCACGAGGGTGGCGGCGCGCAGGCGGGCCGACTCGATGACCACCAGCTCGTCCGAGGAGGACATGGCGGCGACCTTGACCCGGCCGTCGGGATCGGGCTCGCCGTCCTCGCCATTGCCGGGATCTGAGACGTCGGCCTCAGGCATGTCCGCCTTCGCCATGATCCTGAACGTCACGTCATCCGTGTCGATGGAGACGCCGTTTGACATCTGCTCGCTGACCTGGCGGAACGCCTCCGTGCCGAGGGCACTGCCCAGGTCGAAGGTCCCAGTGGCATAGATGTCGCCATTGTCGCGGCGCTCGACGGTCTCGATACGGCCGCAGACCTCGGCGCCGTCGTGGCCGCCTACGTCCTTGAACGCCACACGCAGCGGGATGGGCAGGTCGGCCCAGCGCAGGGCGCCGTCCTCGATGAGACGGCCGTCTCCGGTCATCTCACCCTCGCGGGCGATGACGCCCTCCCAGCGTCCGTCGGGGGCGGAGTCCGAGGCGTCAGGCGTAGGGGCCGGGTCGGGCTCCGGGACGGTGTCGCCGACGGGCTTAGAGTCCTCGGCCCGAAGGTCGGAGAACTCGCCCACGCGGCGGGCCGTCTCCTCGATGCGTAGCTTCATGGCTGTCCTTTCGATGTCTGAGGCTGAGTACTTGACGTTCACGGTCGGGCTCGGGTGCGGCCTGGCGTCGGTCGGGATGAGGATGCAGCGACAGTTCGCCGTCTCCTTAGGCGGTCCGGCGGGGTCGCCGGGGTAGAGCAGGAGAGAGTCCCCGACGTGGAACGGGGTGCCGAGGTCCTGCACCTGCCCGTCGGCCTCTACGTGGGTGGGCCGCACCCGGTTGTCGTGGACCGTGACCCAGCGCAGCCGGCCCCGCTTGCGGGCCAGGTCCGAGGTCGCCATGCGGTGGGCGGCGTTCGCCGTCGCCGCGGTTCGGGCCAGGGTGCGAAGGCGGGCCGCGTAGGCGGTCGTGACCTCGCCCTTGCGGCGGGAGGTGCCGAGAAGGCGCCCGAGCTCGATCTTCGTCTTCCGCTCGCCCCAGCCCTCCGAGGCGGCGCGCTTGAGGAGGGCGCGGACGTCCTCGTAGACCATGACCGGCAGGCCGGAGTCATCCAGGATGCGCTGAACGGTCGCGTACTGGGGCAGACGGCGCCGACCGCGGTCGTCACGGATGAGGTCACGGATGGCGGCCTGCCACGCCGAGCGGACCGACGTCCAGGCGAACGGGTTCGGCACCCGGTCGCCGGCCGCCGTCAGGACCGGAGAGTCAAGGGCGTCCTCGGCCAAGGTGCGGACGCGGCGCAGGAAGTCGTTCAGGACCGGCTCGGCCAGGTCGAGGTACTGGTCCTCGATTGCATCACGCCAGCCCGCCACCGCCTTGGGGGACTCCCAGTCCGAAGGGCCCCTGGCTAGCAGATCGACGTCGGGGGAGGTCGAGGCGGAGGCCATCAGCGCACCTCCTCAAGGGACGCCCGGTTCAGGCTGGGCGTGCGGATGAGAGCGTTCTCCGGCAGGACGTAGCGCAGCGCTGTCACTAGCCGGTCCAGGCGGTGCGGGACGCCGTGCGTGGCGACCTGGGACACGTAGGCGTCCAGCAGGGTCACGACGCGTCCCGACGCGACGCCGGGGCAGCCGTGGTTGTCGAGCAGGGCCGGAACGACGTCCCAGGCGCCCTTCGTGGCCTTGCTCACGGTGATGATGTCCGTAGGCCACAGCACGTGCGCCTCGTGGAACGGCCGGCCCTTGAGCGCGTTGAAGCGGGCCCTGTCGGCCCGGACGATCCGCTTGCCGATGGCCTCAAGGGCTTTGACGACCAGGACGTCAACGACGGCGACCAGCGCCGTGGCGTCAACGTCCTGCCCGTGGGCGGTCAGCCGGGCGTCCGGGTTGCGGCGCGGCTGGGCGGGGGAGGGAGGGGATGAGGGACTCGGCGGGGCCGCCGGGCATGACGTAGTGCGAGTAGGACTGGAAGGTGTACGGGCTCTGGTTGAAGTCCGGCGAGTAGGGCTTGCCCGGGTTGAAGTTGAGGTTGATGGGGTTGCCCAGTGCGATACCCGTGTTCTGGTTGAGCGGCTTGTAGTCGCTTCGCAGCCCGTCGCCCACGAAGCCGTAGACGCCCTCGGGGCCCTGGAGCCCGTCGGCATAGGTCTCCCGGTGCGAGATCGTGAACAGGTAGTACTTGCCGTCCTGGAAGTAGATCTGGGGCCGCTCGGTCTGGTCATTGA